CTTTGCCGTCGTAAAGGAATTGACTACAAAGGATTGCACTTGTAAATCGTGCCAAAAGTTTGGCGTGTTTAAAAATTTGGTCGAACTGGAAAAGAAAACCGTTGATGACGTACTTTTGAAAAAGGTAAAGGTAACTAATGAGCAATACCTTCCGGCCAAAAAGAAAACCGAAGAGGTTAAGCCCAAACGTAAAGACCCGGAACGCGTAGCGGAAGAGGTTGCAACCGCCGCCGATAAAAAGGCGAAAGCTGATAAGACAAAGGTAAGCGACCTACCGCCCAGCGACGAAAAACCAAAGCCCGAACCTACTAAGGAAAAGGCTAAGGTTGACGACGACGAAGACGACTTCGCCGGGTTAAAAAACCTTATAGACATTCGGTTTAAGCGGCTGGAAACGCGCTTGACTAAAAAGCTACACGCCTTCATTGACGACGCGCTTTTACGCAAGCCCGAATTTTTCCTAATTCAAAACATGACCGGCAAATATGGAATTGTCCATGAGTCAAGCCGGTTAGTCATTGTAGATAATATTCTTGAAACGGCGGCGAAAGAAATGTTACCGAAATTTCTTGATATTGTCTACAAATGGAATGGTCAAGATAAAATGCCTAAAGAATGGGTAACGGCCATTAAAGACATTATTGAAAAGGAAATGCCAAAGGCTAAAGCTGAACTTGCAAAAGCTGATAAGCCACGCGTAGCGCGCAAGATTAAAAGGCGTAAGCCTGCAAAGGCCGAACCAAAGCGCAAGCTAAAACGGCGTGCTAAAGAACCGAAGCGAACTATTAAACGTAGATCGCGGCACTAAAACCAGTACCCGCGAAGCCGCTATGACCGGGGCTTCGCGGGGGCCGGTCTTACCATTAAGTCATAAAATCGAAACGCTAAAGCGTCGTCGTAATGTAGTGATTACGGCTTGATAAGATTCCTAATGACTTATCAAAACATTAAATAGGAGGATTTAAAAATGGAAAATCAAAACGGAAGCATTTTAAACGAAGGTGTATTATGTAGTTTTCAAGTTGGCTACTGGGGCGCAAGCGCGAAGCTTGACAAAAATCATTTAGGGCCTAAAGTTCCTAAAGAAATTGTACGCGCTATGCAAGATTTGTTCGACGACAAGTTATTGATTCAAGACATTATGACCGTACTAAGACAAGCTAAGTACTTCGTAACGTCAAATAGCTTGCCGTTCCCCATTGACGCTGTAACCTTTATCCCTAAACATAAGATTACAGAAATTAATACCGGCCTGCTTGAATATCAAGCCGAACTTGACGAACGGGTTGACCGACTATTAAGTAAGTACAATTTGTTAAAGCGTCGGTTCCAGCGCAAATACCCCGAATACTACCGGCCCGAAAAGTACCCCGATAAGAATACTTTACGCGCGCGTTACTATATGCGCTGGAACTTTTTTCAAATTGGAGTACCCGAAGCGGCGGCGGCGGTAATTGACCCGGTTGAATACCAAAAAGAAGTAGACAAGTTTAAAGGTATGGTTAGCGAAATGGAAGAGCTAACCGTTAATTTGATCGGTAACGAATTACTTACACGGCTTGATAAACTGCATAAGCAATGCACAACCGGCGAAGGGCTACACGGCAAAACAGTTAATTCGATTAACCGCCTTGTAGACAAGTGGGATGACCTATGGAAAGGCCACGTAGACGACAAGAAAATGAAGATGATTATAGCGCGGCTACGTAAGGAAATGAAAAAAGTTAGCATCGACCGTCTTAAAGGCAATGAAGATTTTAGGGCGGAGGTTGGCGACAAGTTAGGGTCAATGCTTAAAAAGCTTGACAAAATGCCTAACGTCCAGCTAAAACGGCGGCTTGACATTTAAACCGCAATTTGATATTAACTTACTTTTAACTACCTTATGAGGTTTGCTCATGTTTAAAACAACTTGTAAATATTGCAAACACTTCGCCGTTACGTCGAAAACTGGTAAGGTCCGAAAGGGTAAAGTCTTTAGGCGTTGTCCCGTTAAGGAAAAAGTAATGCATCCCGACAAATCGGCGTGCGATTACTTCGGCCCCGCAAATAACTTTCATTGCGATATGTACGAACATCAATTAGCTTTTGCTAATTGTCTGAATAGACGGGGCAACCGCCTTAAGCTTATGGAATGGGAAGATTGTAAAAAATGTAGACAATTTGAAAAAGAGTTAAAGGGTTTATTCATGGAATTTTTTATTGAAGGCCGCGACCCTATAACCCCTTCAAGCTACAGCGAATCCAAACCTAATAAGCCCGGTACTGAAAAAAAGCGTCGGGTTTTAAAGCGTCGTAACAAAAGCCCATTAACAAAGGCTTTAGACGAACTGCTACCCAAACCAAAAGGCCGGACCATTAAGCGACGTAAACCCGCAAAGCGTAAGCTTAAGCGGAGGTTGAAAAAATGATCGAAAAAAACCTAAGTAATTTGATTCCAGATGATAAGATAAGCCCATTAGATAAAGTAATTAAAGACGACAACTTCAAAAATCTTTCGTCCGAAGCTAAAGAACTGGTTTGGCTAATTCTAAACGCCCCGCAAGAAATTTTAGATTTACTACCGCGTGGCCGCTACAGATCGGACAAGCTAACCAAAAAGAAATGTCAACTTTATCTTAATGCAAGATGGAAACGGCCCTACCTATTGGCCGCAATTATCGACGCGCTTGTTAATCATGTAATTGACGAATTAACAAAATGGGCTAATGACTTATAGGCGGAGGATTTACGAAAGAACCCCGTGCAAACCGTTAGTAATAGCGGATTTGCACGGGGCCTTTTTTTTGTGCTATAATTTAGTAGGGGGTCGTTATGAAAAAAATACAAGTCATTGACGAAGTACACTGTAAGGCAAATGCCGAAGCCCGTAAGCGTATAAAGTATGTGTTTTCCTACAAGGTTGAATTTTGGCGGCAAGGCGTATTCGCAAAACAGCAAGAGGAAAAAAGGCAATTCCTTATAACAGGCCGCAAGGGTACAGGCGGTCAATTCCTAACCGGGTTATTACCGCGTGTTATGCGCTACTGTAAACGCCGGGGCATAGACATTGACTTAACCGACAACCGGGAAACGATTAGCCCTTTAACCCCGCCTAAGCTTGACGGCATTACATTTAGAGAAGATCAAACAAAAGCAATCCGCCGAATGACTACAACGCCACGCGGTAAAATCATAGCGCCTACAGGGTCCGGCAAAACTTTAGTAGCGCTGGGTTTTATTAGTAAATTCCCTTTGCATAGGTCAATCATTGTAGCCCATACGCGCGACCTAATTGACCAGTTTACCGACGAAGCAAAGCGCTTTAGGAAAAACCTACCTAAGCTTTATACGTCAAACGGGTCTAAAGAATTGGTTGACCATTTTGCAAAGCTACGGAACATGAAAAAGCCGGGGCTTGTGATTACTACCATACAAAGCATTGACTATATAGACCCGCAAAACTACGTTGATTTATTCGACATTACTATAATAGATGAAGTCCACCACGTAAACGCGCTAAAATCCCAGTACGGCAAATTCATGCAACATAACCTAAGCCCCCGCCGTTATGGGTTTACCGCTACCGACCTTAAAAAAAGGGGTTTCCTACTGGTTAACGAAGGGCTTGTAGGTCCACGAATAGCGCGGCTTCGCACAAGTGAAGCAATCAAGTTAGGCATTATAGCAAAACCTAAAATAGAAGTGGCTAACGTTCCCTACAGCGTCAAGATTAATAAGGCTTGTACCAGTTATGCCGCCTACTATCAAAAGGCTATAGTTGAAAACAAAGCGCGAAATCAAATCATAGTAGATCGAATTTCTAAATGTATTCGGCTTAAAAGACCTATACTGGTTTTAGTCGAAAAAATAAAGCACGGCGAAATATTGCAAGACATTCTTAAGCGCCGAAATAATTTAAAAGTACCTTTTATTCAAGGCAAGATGAACTCGAACCAGCGGAAGGAATTAAAGGCCGCGCTTATTGAGGAAAAAATACACGCCGCAATAGCTACACGCGTTTGGATGGAAGGAATAAACATACCGAACCTACAAGTAATTGTTTACGCGGCTGGTATGAAGGAAGAGAAAAAGGCGCTACAGGCTATGGGCCGGGGGCTAAGGGCTACCGACGATAAGCAAGAAATTTTACTACTGGATTTTTTAGACCCGTATAGATATTTGGCCGAACATTCTGTAATGCGTTTACAAGTTTATAATAAGGAAGGCTGGCTATAACTTTAACTATTAGGGGGTTATAATGATTAATTTTGTTTCAACCGATAAAAAATCCGGTGTAGTAATTGGAATCGGCTTTAACCATGATGATTTAGACCGTCTATACGAAGGCCAATTTATAACATTGAAAGTTTCAGATATGGGAATTGATATAAGCGAAGGCGTCGAAATGGAAATAAAGATTTTCGGCGGAAACAATGACGACCAAATGATCGAAGACTTGCGCTTAGTAATGGGGCCAGAATTAAAGCTATGGCCGGGCGTTGAAAAAGGCAAGTTAAACTAAATGGACTTATTAGAATTTTTAGACGATATAGAGATAAGATATTCAACGGGCGGTAAGAATGTAGCCCCCGGCTGGATAGGCTTGCGTTGCCCATTTTGCGACGACGAAAGCAATCACTTAGGCGTAAGGGTCAACGATTTAAAATGTACTTGCTGGAAGTGCGGCGGTCATAGCTTAGTAAATGTTATAACAGAAATTGCAGATATAAGTAAAAAGGAAGCACGCCGGGTAGCTAAGTCATTGACCGGGGACGAAGACCACGTATTAACCTTACAAGACTACAACCTACAGGAATACAAACGCCACGCAACCAAATTACCGCCCGAAGCTATCAAAGTTTTTCCGACCAAACACAAGCAGTACCTACGGGGCCGGGGCTTTCACGCGAACCGAATTATACGCAAATATAACCTACTGGCTTGTCAAAATATAGGCGATTTTAAATTCCGTATAGTAATTCCTATATACGTCAAGCGGTCCCTTGTTAGCTTTACGTCGCGCGCGGTATATGACAGCATGGAACCAAAGTATAAAAACGCGCCACTTAAAGATTGTATAATGTCCGCAAAGAATAGCATTTACAATATTGATACAGTTAAAAAAAATAGTGATTGCCTTGTATGCGAAGGGCCGGTAGACGTTTGGCGCTTCGGGGACGGGGCGGTAGCTATTATAGGAATACAATTCACGCAATATCAATTAAGTTTACTAAAGCAAAAAGAAATTCGTAACCTCTATATTATGCTTGACTCGGAACGCTACGCCCAGCGCGTAAAGGCTGAACAAATAGCCCGGCTTATGTCACCGTGGGTTAGTCGTTTTGAATTACTCGAAGCCAAATACCATAAAGATTTGGGGGAATTTAGCCACCGGGACGCGGAGCAACTACGCAACTTATTGAAATTCAACCACAACATTTGACTTGACAATGACTACACGGCCATGTATAACTATAGGCCGTTACTTTTTTTTTGTAGGGAATTACTTGTTAACTTTTAACCCCTTCTAAACCTATAGTATTCGCGGGCCTACCGGCCCTACCTTATTCATTTGACGAATTGCCTTTGTCATAATGCATCGCATAAGGTACATTTCCTACAAAAAAATGTCAAACGCCGGTAGGTCCACTAATACTATAGGTTTTATTAGTTCCAAATATTTATGATTTGTATATCTACCGTTCAATACAAATTGCTTGCGTTAGTATGTTTTATGGGCTTACATATTTTATTATTGCATACCTACGTAGTAGGTATATAAAAAATACGCAATTCCAAACATAATATCCGCGTGCGAATTTAAAAAATTCGCGCAAGTATATATATTCGTGAAAGGTTTTCACAAGTGGTTAAGACAAATAGTAAACAAGTCAACCTTGTTGAAAAGAAATTTATCTTTGAAAAACGCCGCAAGCGAAGACGGCCATACATACCAGTAGATCAAGTTTTGCCTAAACCCCAGCGCACCATTACCCGCCGCCTAACAAAAAAGCATAAGCAAATTATTAACTACTGGGAAAAACTGGGACCGCCTTTTGCAGAAATCCGAAAAAAAGAAGTGCTTGCGGTCCCTTTATCGAAGGTGCTTCGCGAATGTAGTAATGACCCCCGGCAAGTCAACTTTGTAATTCAAACCGCCCACCAATATTTTTCATCAAATTATTTTATTTACAAACTTCGTAGCGGACCCACTAAAAATATTCGACTATATGACTTCTTGGTCCTTAATCAATTCCAAATGCGCGGCCAATTCCTTATATCTAAAGGCTTTAAATCTTGGTTTGAAGTATTCCTAATAAAAGATGAACAATGGTTAAGCGAATATCTTATACGTCTTCCAAAATTCTTAAAAGTCAAAGAGTACGACCCGAAAATAATTTACGAAAAAATAAAAGAGATATTAGAAATTAAAAAAGTCGAATGGAAATGGAAGAGTCATTTAATTACTATAACTAACCGGCTTATGGAATTTTGCGAAGTCAATAAGGGTTATAGTATAACCGCCGGACTTAGCGACTTTGAACAATATATAAAACACGAAGTCAACCAGCAAGCTAAACCTTTTTGGTTCGTATCCGATAATTTTTGGAATATGCGCTTTAAACCCTTTATAGTAAAGGTAGGCCGCTTTCAAGATGAACGCTACATAACAGAGATATAAAACTATGCCTAAGCGATATAGGGAACTGATAACACGGAGAACGCTACCCGACGCGGAAGATGAAAAAACTATACTGGCATTTATGATAATGCACGACGACGTAGCCGAAGCGGTTTACAATTACTACACGGCGGGACAACTTAAATTAAAACACTTAACGCAAATATTCAAACGTCAATACCGTAGCGTCTTTTCCTACTACAAAAAATATAGGGAAGCGCCACGCCGGGCTATACGGTTTATTCACGACGGCGAAAAGGCCAAACTAAAATCAGACGAAATAACTTTAAACGAAGATTTACTACAAGTAGTTGCCACGGAGTATCAAGCCCAGCGCGAAGGCTACAGCGTAAACCCGCAATATATAATTAGCGACGTAGTACCGCGTTTCCTACGCGCGCGTAAGCTTAAGGAAATATCAGACAAGCTTGATAGTCAAATTGAACGCGGCGACATAGACAACGCCGAAGAACTAATAGCAGAATATGAAATAGTACAGGCCGAAGCCCCGGACCATACGCAAGGTTTTTTAGCTACATTGTCCTATGATTATCAAATGGACTTTATGAAGCGTAAACGCCTTGAAGGTAGTAAAGAAGTATTTAGGTTCGACGGGGCTTTAGGCGCTATCATTGGTCCGCTTAAACGTCAATGGCTGGTATCAATTAGCGGGACCACTAAATCAGGTAAAAGTTATTTCCTACTTGACTTAGCTATAGACGCGACCCTATTTCAAAAGCGAAAGGTAATGTACTTTTGCCCCGAAATGAGCGAAGAGGATATGAACGAAGAGCGCGTAGTATGCTATATAGCTAATCGCGCGGGAACGCCCGAAGACGCTGGCATTTTATGGGTCCCCGTCTTTGATTGTATCAATAATCAAACGGGTAAATGTACGGCCATGAAAAGAGTAAAAGAGAATGGCAAAATAAAACGTGTTCCCTTGCGTGTCGGTAATGGTCAACTAACTAAGTTTACCGAACATGAAGAGGTTATGCCCGGTAGTCAAATAGATGCAAGCGGCGAAGCGGCTTTACGCTGGAATATTTGCACGGCCTGTAGGAATTTACCCGAACGTTATAGCTATTCCTTTTATAAAAAGTTTCGCCCGTCGATCTACTGGAAAAAGAAAAAGGTTTTGCCTATATCAGACAAGGCGCGCCGCCGTAGGTTTAAAGGTATAGAGTCATTACCCGTTAACAACCTATTGATTAAATATTTTCCTAAGTATCAAATGACTATAGAACAAGCGTTCGACGTAGCGCGTAAATATGTAAAGGTCAATGGCTGGAAGCCCGACATAATTATATTTGACTACCTTGACGTACTACGCGCTTCAAGTGGTAATATCGAAATGTCGTGGCAAGATTACGACCACTTATGGAAAATCGCTTCTGCTTTTGCACAAGAAACCGACGCGCTATTAATCACGGCGGACCAAACAACTAAGGCCGGACGGGTTGCCCGATTGATTGACCATACGGTAACGCCGCAAGCATCCACGAAAGACCATCATGTAGACGTAAAAATAGGGCTTAATAAATTCTTAGAGGAAACGCTAAATAACTTATGCCGGGTCAATGTAATTTATCATAGGCATAAATCATTCAATCGGGACTTGGAAATAATGCTAACACAAAACTTGACTTTAGGTAAGGCTATGCTTGATAGCGCTTTATGGAATAACAAATCTACGCCGCCTTATCCTATAAGTATGCCCGAAAAAATTGTTTTACCGTTCTAACATCTAACATTTATTTTACTTTTTGTACTTGTAAAAAATTTAAAAATATGAGGTCTTCGTGAAGCCTTGATAGTAACGGGTTTACGAAGGGGCTATTCACAACTTTGTTACACGAATTGGCCGGTATGATCTACAGGCGAATTTGTTTTAGGGTATAATTATAATAGATAGTTACCTTTTTACATTGTGTACGAAGGTACAACCATTAATCATTTAACGAAAGGAATTTAGACAATGGCAACTTTAAAAATGCTTAAGAAATTCGCCCGTAAGTTAAACAAAACCGAACTGGCCGAAGAGATTGACCTTGACCAAAGCGCCGACGATTTGCAGGAAGAATTTATCAGCGCCATTGAGGAAATCGACGACGAAGGCCAAACGGACGACGTTGACGACGACGTATTAGACTTTTACGAAGGTCTAATCGACGAAGGCGGAGAAGACGAAGGCGGGGAAGAGGAACCCGAAGAAGGCGAAGAGGAAGGCGAAGAGGAAGGCGGGGAAGAGGAAGGCGGGGAAGAGGAAGGCGACGACTTTGACGATATGGACCGCGCCGAACTGAAACGCTACAATAAGGAAAATGAATTGGAAGTCCGTGTCCTTAAGTCAATGTCAGACGACGACTTGCGCGAAGCCATTCGCGAAGCAGATGAAGAGGAAGGCGAAGAGGAAGGCGAAGAGGAACCCCCGGCTAAGAAAAAAAGGACTCTTCGCAAACGCGAAGGCAAAAAGACCACGGACAAAAAGACCACCACGCGCAAGCGTACAGGCCGTAAGGCAACCGGCAAAAAAACGACGGGGAAAAGGACGGCGGGAAAAAAAACAGGAAATAAAAAAGCTTCGACGAAAAAGCGGCCTACCGGCGTAGCCGAAGTAACCGCGCAAGTTTGCGCCAAGTATAAAGGTAAGGCCGTCAAGTACACGACGTTAGCCGAAACGGTAGCCAAACAGCGCGGCAAAGAAGGCGCACCCGCCGATATGAATAGCGCAAAGCAATATGTTCGTATCATTACTACAGCGCTTTGTGTACTGGGCTTTGCCAAAGAAGTCAACGAAGATTCGGTACGCATAAACAAAAAGTAGTAAGCCCGATTAACAACCGGCGTGATTTTGTTAGATTAATCCTCCTATTTTAATCAAACATTGCTTGCACGCCGGTTGTACGGGTAAGGGCGGAACCACTACAAACCGCCCTTACCCTTTTTTTTATTTTTTCTAATTCCTACATTCGAGAACTGCAACCATGAATCGAAGACAATCAAATATACTACTGGTTGAACCGCCCTACCGTTCTGTTTACCTACCTTTGGGTTTACAAAAGATTGCCGCCTATCATTTACAGCGCGGCGACAAAGTAAAGTTTATTCACGAACACCCGAAGAAATTTTTTGCTATGAGTAAACCCGAAACCTTTAACCGAATTTATATTACTTCTATTTTCACGTATTACGGCAAGACGGTTGTAAGCATAGCAAATTACCTAAAGCGTTTATTTCCTAACAGTAGGATAGCTATAGGCGGCGTATTTGCAAGCCTTATGCCTGATTACATAAAGGAAAAAACAGGAATAACCCCGCACGTAGGGCTATACGATAAGGTTGAAAACGTAACGCCCGATTACTCTATATTCCCGCGTACAAATCAAGCCCTTATATTTACGTCGCGTGGTTGCGTTCATAACTGCGAGTTTTGCGCGGTATCTACAATCGTTCCTAATTTTTATATAACTGCTTTCAAGAAGCAAATCGAAGCCGGGTATAATGCCGGGTTTAGACATTTCAATATACAAGACAATAACTTTGCGGCCACGCCCTATAGCCACCAAAAGGCCGTAGTTGATTACCTTGCAACCTATGAAGATATTACGGTAGACTTTAATAGCGGTATTGACGTTAGGGTATTCAGTGAAAAGAAGGCAAAGCTATTAACAAAATTAACTATACCATCTATTCGTTTCGCCTTTGATGCAATGAACGAAGACGGCTACTATCAAAAGGCTGTAGCAATAGCGCATAAGTACAAAATATATAAAAAGGAAGTCATTAGCTATGTGCTATATAATTTCAATGAGTCATTAGAGGAACTATGGTATAGGATGAACGAAGTACTTAAAGCAGGGTCAAGCATATACGCTATGAAGTTCGCGCCGTTAGACGCGCTTAACAAATCATATATAGGCAAACACTGGACCCGCCGCAAGATAAATAATTTTAAGACAATGCTACAAGCCTATTCGTCTGTAGGCCAGCTTGTAAACCCGCGCGGAATAGACGGCTACAAGAATCGAAAAATAGGGCGTACAGCCGAAGAGTTTATAGAAATGATTAGCGGCCACATGGTCGAAAATAATTATTTTTCGGCACTCCGTAGAAGTCCACGCGCGCGTAGTATAAGTTTCGGCCTAACAGATAGGGCCGAAATGGAAGAGTCAATAAAACGTAACGTAAAGCGCGGCGTATTGCATAAAGACGGCACGCGTAAAGTTAAAGGCAAGCTAACGCCGGGCCGTGAAATGGGCTACTATCAATCATCAGGAAGCAAGAAGGGTAGACATTTAAAGCGAAAATTAAAACGAAGGGGAAAGAAAAAATGAAAATCAAATGTAAAGAACTATTAGATATATTAGATAGGTTAAGCCCTGTAGCAAAGGCAATTAAAATCCGTGAACATATCCCGGCCATTTTGCTACATGACAACCAGCTAATAGCGCAAAGCGAAGATTGCTATATATCAATCATGTTAGACCATGACTTTGATAATATAGTAATACCATTTGATAAATCCTACGAACTACTTTCACGTATTAGCCCTAAAAAGAAAATCAGCTTGACGCAAGAAGATAATAAGATCAAAGTCATTGCCAGCATAGGCCGAAAGAAAACATCTGCTACTATAGCGGCGTTAGCAGAAGTAGGGGACGAAATTAACTACATTGACCCGGTTGACTCTAAATGGCTACCACTACCGCATGATTTTATAGATGCAATAAAGTTTTGCAAATTTTCCCTACCGCGTGAATCACTTAACCCGGTCTTAATGAATTACGGCATTAACAAAGACGTAGTTATAACGTCGGACGATTTTAGAATAAGTCATTACACTTTAGATAATACCTTTGAACAAAACCTTGTTATCAGCGCGGCCAGCGGGGACATAATTGTAGCAAACCAATTTGACGAATACATACCTAAAAAGAAATACATTGACTTTCGTAAAGATGAAATATGGACCCGTGTAACACTGGCAACCATTGACTACCCTGTAATATCTGCAAAAATGTTTAACTATAATAATTTTTTCAGTGTTAAAAAGGCTACGCTGATTAAAGCTTTAGACCGCGCGGCCATATTTGCGGAAGGTGAAAGCGAACTTGACTACGTAGTAAATTTACATATCGGTTATGAACCAAAACCTAAGTTTACTATATACGCTAAAAATGACTTCGGCAAAATCAATGAAGCCGGGCTTTTAGAAGCATCTAACATTGAAAAAGATTTATCAGTTAACCCGGTTTATCTATTACAAATTCTAAAAAACATAAAAGAAAATACAATACAAATAGGCGTTGACGAATTTGACCGCTTGATTTTTAACGAAGGGCCATATAGTCATATACTGGCAACCTATAAAAAATAAGGGGTAACGAAATGGCAAGCTTTGATAAGAAGTACAGACCGAAGACCTTTAGAACATTTAAAGGAAATGAAGTTACCATACGGCTTTTGAAAAATCATATTGAAGCTATAGACAACTTCCCGTCTACCCTTATGTTTACCGGCCCCAGCGGTTGCGGTAAGACCACGCTTGCCCGGCTTGTAGCTAAAAACCTAAAGGTAGGCAAAGCGAACATATACGAATTAAACATAGCTGATTCCCGTAAGATCGACGACGCGCGCGCCATACTGGAAAACCTAAAGTATGCACCTATGCACGGTAGCGGCAAAGTCATTATTCTAAATGAATGTCATAAGGCAAACAATGAATTTCAAAATGCTATGTTAGAAAAATTGGAAGAGCCGCCAGCAAATGTCTACTTTATTTTATGCACCACGAACCCCGAAAAACTTTTAACGACAATAAAGACAAGAACTACACGGCTTGCAGTTGCCCGGCTTGACCATGAGGAAATGCAAGACTTGATTGACTACGTACTAAAGCGGGAAGGCATAACACTTAACACTAAAGTAAAACGCAAAGTACTAACCGCGTCGGAAGGCACGCCCCGTAGTGCTTTAATAATGCTTAATAGTTTGGTTACGTTAGATTCTATAGATGAACAAATACAATTTATAAATGACTTTAATCCGGTTGAAGACCCGCGCGTAAAAGAATTATGTCAAGCCCTGCTAAACGGGGAAAGCGCGGCGGTTACGATTGCAGGGGAACTTGACCTTGACCCCGAAGACATTAGACGTATGATTTTAGGTTATATGTCTAAAGTCATTCTAAACCCTAAAGCGGCTGGACCCGCGCAAGCTATGGCCGCACATATTATAGACAACTTCTTTGAACCGCTATGGAATGTAGGAAAACCGGGGCTTGTGTTTTCCTGCTATAATATAATAGTAGCCTTAAACGATTAACTACAAAGGGGGTTAACATGGCAATTACTCTAATATGTAATGATTGCGGCGAAGCACTTTTAGTCGAAACAAGCAAGGTCGAAAAAAAGGTAATTGAATTAAAGGTACGGCCCTGTAGTATTTGTATTACTACTATAGCAACCAAAATGGTGAACAATGCAAACCATAATTTACTACATAGGCTTAACACTATGGCCGACAAGTTAGCCGACGAAGTAAAAGGCGAATTTCACCATAAATTAATCCATAACATAACTATAGCTATAGGCGAAGCAAAAGCAGGCACTCCGCCGAATGATGGTAAGATACCTATAACTGTATTAGGGGAAGACGTAACATGAATCTAAGAATAAGGTATAAATCAAAATATATTTTGCATGACTTTGACCGGCAAGTAATAGAATTTTTTTCTAAATTCGATTTTAGAATTTTTACTACAACGCATAACGGCGAACAAAGGGCGCTTATATTTACACGCCCTACGCCGTGGCCGAAAGCAGAAATTGACTATGAATAATTTTTGTCACCTACACGTACATACGGAATATAGTACTTTAGACGGCTTCGGCAAACCCGAAGACTATGCTAAACGCGCTAAGGCATTAGGCCATAAGTATTTAGCCTGTACGGACCACGGCAACATAGACGGCCTAATAAAATTTCAAAAGGCTTGCGAAGCTGTAGATATTATTCCTATACACGGTTGCGAAGTTTACCTAACGCCCGAAGTTAATAAGGAAAGAAAAAACGGCCATTGTCTTTTACTCATAAAAAATTCAAGGGGCTTTCGCAACCTATGTAAAATGCTTTCCTTTGCAAATATGGAAGGGTTTTACTATAAGCCGCGCATTACCTACCAAATGCTTATTGATAATTGTAAAGGGCTGGTAGTATCAACGGCTTGCCTACAAAGCTTTATCTATATGGAATGCGGCGAAATTTTATGGCAATCCCTTAACGACATTATAGGCGACGATTTATATTTTGAAATCATGCCATTACAGGGTAAGCAATTTGTAAAGCATAACAAAAATATAGTTAGGTTAGCAAAAAAATTTAATAAGAAAATAATTGCTACAAACGATTGCCACTATATAAACCGGGACGAATGGAAAGCGCAAGAAGTCCTTTTAGCCATACAGAGCAAAGCAAAATGGAAAGACGAAAACCGATTTAAGTTTAGTACAAAAGGGCTTTACCTAAGATCGGCCAGCGAAATGAAAAAATATTTAATGGCGGGTCCGTATAAGTATAGTAATTCATGGTTGACAAATACAATAGAGATAGCCGAAAAATGTAGCAAGTTTAGAATAAAGCCCCGGCCTGTACGGTTGCCAGCCTTTGAAAATCTTAAGCCGGAATTTGAAGCTAAGGCATTAAGGCACTTATGTTACGTAGGCTTTAAACGCTTGTTTGGTAATGACCTACGCAAAAACCCCAAATACTATAAGCGATTTTTAGAAGAGTTTAGGCTTATCAATAAAAAGAAATTTATTAGATATTTCCTTATAGTCAAAGAGTTAGTCGAATGGTGCAAAGATAATGAAATCATGGTAGGGCCGGGGCGTGGTTCTGTAGGCGGTAGCCTAATTGCCTACCTACTGGGAATTACTACAATAGACCCGCTTAAGTTTGGTTTGATATTTAGCCGATTCATAGCCGAAGACCGTATAGATTACCCGGATATAGACATAGACTTTGAACCAGAGAAGCGCGACCTAATTAGGCAACATTTAGAAGACCAATACGGCGAAGGTAATATAGCCGCCGTTTCAACTTTTAACCGTATGAAGTCAAGGGCGGTAGTGCGCGACGTATCAAGGGTATTTGATATAGACATAGCAGAAGTAAACCAAGTAACTAAGTTAATTGACCCGCAAGCCGAAGACGGTATCCAGCAAGCTATTGACGAACACGACGAAGCGCGGGACTTTGCAGATTCCTACCCGCAAGTAATCAAGCTTGCTAAAAAATTGGAAGGCCAAATACGCGCCAAAAGCCAGCACGCGGCGGGGCTTATCGTTAGTAGACAAAGGCTTGATAAGTCAAACCGTTGTAACCTTATAGAACGCGACGGGACCACTTTAATTAACTGGGAAATGACCGACGCGGAATTTGTAGGGTTAATGAAGTTAGACATACTTGCCATAAACCTAATATCTATATTAGCCGAAACAAAACGGTTAGTAAAAGAAAATAAGAATATAGTAATTGAGTTTGAAAAAATCCCTTTAGATGATAATAAGGTATTAAAGGAAATAGGCAAGGGTAACAATGTAGGGCTATTCCAGCTTAACGCATGGGCTACTAATAATGTCATAAAGGAAATAGGCGCGGAAAACTTTATGCAAATTCCTATAGCTACCGCCCTATCAAGACCCGGCCCGGCTAATTCTGGAATGACCGACGAATTTATAAAACGCAAAAGGTCTAAACGCTGGGACCGCAAGCACGAAATATTTGAAGACATTTGCAAAGATACTTACGGCGTTATCGTTTATCAAGAGCAAGTAATGAACGTTATACATAAAATCGCCGGGCTACCTTATAGTACAGCCGATAAAATACGAAAGGTCATAGGCAAGAAGCGCGACGCTAAAGAGTTTGCCCCGTACAAGAAGCAATTCATTAAAGGTTGTCTACAGCAAGGTTACTTTGACCGGGACGAAGCTAACGACTTTTGGGTTATGCTACAGGAACACGCAAGCTACAGCTTTAATCTTGCACATAGCGTAGCCTATGGAATGTTAGGCTACTGGACCGGCTACCTAAAGTTTTACTACCCTACTGAATTTATTTGCGCGTCCCTTACTTATGGGGCTAAAGAAAAAAAAGCTGAAATGGTCGAAGAGTCTTACCGCTTAGGGCTAACCCTTGTGCCGCCGCGAATAATAGGCGGTTACACGAAGGCTAATCAATGGATAGCTAAAAACAAAAATCTATATATACCATTTACAGAAGTAAAAGGCATAGGCGAAAAGCGCGCGCAAGAAGCAATTAAGCTTTCAACCGACAAGCGCCGTTTACCTACATTCTTTACGGACCCTGTAAAAGAAAAAAAATACGAAAGTAAATTTGAAGAAATGTTAGATACTATAGGGGCGTTTCGTGATAATGATAATATAGAGGTAACGCCCACGCTTAAAGAATTTTTCGATTTTCGTTTGACTACAAACCCACGCGATACCTACCCGAACCTTTTTAAATTATTCGGCCATATTAGATTAACCGACCTTGACGGCTTACTACAAGGCGACATTAGGACCGTTAGGCGAATGATTAAAAATAAAAAGGTAGTCAAAGTAGTAAAGTTTCGACGGTTTGAAAGGTTTGTAGATCGACTTTTTGAATGTCAAAAATGCAAGCTACGTTCTGAATGTAGCGAACCTGTACCGCCGTCAATAGGCCGCTATAATATTTCAATGGTAGGCGAAGCGCCGGGCTTTGAGGAAGACCGGGAAGGCCGGGGGTTTTATGAGCAAGCGCGTGCCGGGTCTAAGCTATGGGAAGATATAACTAAGGCGGGTTACTACAGAGAACAATTTCACATAAGTAATTTTAACAAGTGCTACCCGTCCGTATCACGAAACCCCGGCGTAACCGAAATAAAAAAATGTACTCATTGGATGAACATAGAATTTAAAAGAGTAAAGCCGATTTTAATTTTAGCCTTTGGTAATTCGGGTATGCAATTTTTTCAAGGCAAAAAAACGGGTATTACTCAAATGTCTGGAAAAGTCGAATGGAATGACCTTTATAAAAGCTGGGTTTGCTACTGCTTGCACCCGGCGGCGGTCCTACATAACCCCGACAATTTGACCTATTATAAAGCTGGTATGAAAGCCTTTTTTAAATTCCTACAAGTCATAGCCGGGCCGAAATTGCGATAGTAAAAATATGCTATAATTAGGTAGGGGTTAACCTATGTTAGAAAACTTTTTCAAATATCTATTCCTTATAATCGTAGGCGCGGTAGGGCTTTACGTGCTTACGCGTCTAATAAGCTATGCCTTTGCGAAGTCATGGTATCAAGTAAAAAATCAACATACAGAAATGGAGGGTTTTAACAATGGCAAGAAAAAGACGAACAATCAAACGAAGCAATCAAACGACAAGTAAAAGAAGGGATAGGAAAAGTAGTAAACCTTCGTCAAGGGAAACAGGCCGCCGAAGTAGTAAACGCACAAGCCGCCGCAAATCAAGCCGCGCCAGCGAAGGCAATTCCTTATTAAAGCGAATTAAAAAAGGTCAGCAAAGAGTAACGACCGCCCGTAGCATTATAAAGTCAATCGACAATATACAGTTATGGCGACCACGTGACGGCCAGCATATTATAGATATTGTTCCCTACAATGCCGGGCCTAATGACGGGCTGGAAAAAGAAGGCGACGAAACATATACCTATGAAGCGTGGGTACATAGGGGCGTGGGGCCGAATGAGCAAATGCATATTTGCCCGGCTGAAACCTATAACGAAGATTGTCCTATATGTGAACATAGACAAACGCTAAGGGAACGCGGGGCCGACGATAAAATATGGAAATCCTTATTTCCTAAGCGTCGTAATATCTACAATATCTTATGTTATGATGCAAACGAAGAACGCAAGGGCATTCAAGTTTGGGAAGTCCCGTACTTCTACGCGGAAAAAAATATTTTGGCTATTGCCAGCGAACCCCAGCGCGGCGGCGGGTCCGATACAATAAACTTTCCTCACGCCGAACATGGCAAAAGTATTTCCTTTACTATAGAACCGCCCCAAAGCAAAGAAGATTTTGCAAGCTATGTAGGCTTTAAATTTCTTGACCGTGACTATGCTATAGAGGATGAAATTTTAGATGAAGCCCATACGCTTGACGAATTAGTTTTACTTCTTGCCTATGACGAATTATCAGAAATTTACTACGGCGGTAAATCAGCAGAAGAAAAAACGGATGAAGATTTGGGCGGTAGCCGTAAACGCGGACGGGGCGGACGTTCCCGAAAGAAACGAGAACCCGAACCCAAAGACAAAGAGGAAGGGCCGTCAACGGAAGACCTTATGGATGAATTGGAAGAGTGCGAAGACCTTGACGACCTTGAAGAGTTTGCCGAAAATTATGACTTCGATATTAAAATAACTAATAAGTCAAACGTTCGTAAAGTCAAACGGGAATTTGAAGGGTTGATAATGGAAGAGGAAGGCGAAGAGGAACCCGAAGAAGGCGAAGCGGAAGGCGAAGAGGAAGGCGAATACGCCTACGGCGATATTATCAAAATGAAGCGCCGCCAGCTAAAGAAGTTAATCGAAAGCGAAGACCTTGACGTAGATATTGACGACGCGGAAGACCTTGACGACTTGCGACAAATGGTAGCTGAAGAATTAGATATTCCAGTGTAAGGCAATGTTATGCGAAAATTAAAAAGAAGGAAAGTGACATTTGAAAAGTCGGACCCTGTAGATTTTATCGGGTCCGGCTGTACGTGTTTAAATTGCGCGCTTAGTGGCCGGGGACCGCGCGGGGGCTGGGCGCGCGCGCGTATAGTCAATATTGTAGGGGACCGTTCAAGCGGTAAAACAGTTCTTGCGCTTGAAGCCTGTTTTAGTTATTTCCAGACCATTAAAAAACTTGAATCTAAAATATGGCCTAAAGTAAAACAGTTTGATATTGTCTACAATAACGCGGAAAGCGTTATGGACTTTGACATAAATACAATGTATGGCGAACGCTTTAACAAAAAAGTAAACTGGATACGTAGCCCAAACGTCGAACACTTTGGGCGCGACTATGCACGCCGGGTAGATGCACTAACGCCCGGCCACGCTTTACTATATGTAGTTGATACCTTAGATTTTTTGAAGTCAAAGAAATCTATTGACCGTTTTCAAGATAGCATCGACGACGACGAAGAGGTAAAAGGAAGTTATGATACAGAAAAACAAAGATTCCTAAGTAACTTTTTCGCGCATACCAGTGAATACTTATTGCGAAATGAAAAAGATGCAACCTTAATTATAATAAGTCAAGTTAGAAAAAAGATAGGTCAAGTATTCGGCAAGCAAGATATGCGTACAGGCGGTAAAGCCTTTGACCATGCTATTCATCAAGAAGCATGGATAAGGCAAATCAAACGTTTGCCTATGACTCGCAAAGGCGAAAGAAGGATTTACGGAATTGAAACAGCGGTAAAGATTGAAAAAAATAAATGCGCTAAACCCTTTAGAGAAGCGAACTTCCAAATTATTTTTGACTATGGTGTAGATAATTTAGCGTCAATGATTGATTATCTATATGGAAACAAGCAAATCAAACTTGACGGTAAGATATTCAAAACCCATAAAGCATTTATAAAATATATTGAGCAAAACAATTATGAAAAAATACTTGAAGAGAAAATCGAAATCAAGTGGCAGAACATTGAAACGGCGTTCGTTAAAGAAGTCGAAGTCAGAAAAAAGCGTTGGTAGACAAACACGATTACCATTTAAGAAAAAGGGTAAAACCTATTTGCTATTCGATTCTACTGCTATGTCTTACGCGGCCTACTATACAACGGGTTCACTTAGCTACAAAGGCAAGCAAACCGGCGTTATATACGGATTCCTAAAGCGTGTAGCAAATCTTGCCTACAAGTATAAAACATCGAACTTAATTTTTTGCTGGGACGCTGGGGTAACGTGGCGGCATTTTAACTACGACGGTTATAAAAGGGACCGCCAGCATAAAAAGGAAATGCAAACCGAAGCCGAAAAAATAATAAGCGATTCCCTTTTACTACAAAGCCTACAGCTTAACCATGAGATTTTACCGCGTATGGGTTTAGTCAATACCTTCTGTTTTAAAAATTATGAAGCCGACGACTTAATAGGCGCGCTTGTAGACAAGCTACACGATAGGAAAATAATCGTTTCCAGTGATACCGATTTTTACCAATGTCTTGACCGCGCCGATATGTATTTAATCAAGCAAAAAAAGTTACTCACTAAAAAAAGCTTTATGCGAAAATACAATGTCTACCCCGACAACTGGGCTTATGCGAAAGCTATAGGCGGTTGTAATTCGGATAGTGTTATAGGAATTGACGGCGTAGGCGACCCGAAAAGCCCCGGTAGTAAAGCGCTTAAATACATACGCGGCGAAATGGGACCGGGCAAAGTTAGGGACCGTATAGAATCAAGCAAAGGCAAAGAGATTGTCGAAAAGAATTTACCTATAGTAACCATTCCTTATATGCTTGATTTAATGCCACGTATGCTAATACGCCGTCATAGGGTAACACGAAAGAAATTACTACAAGAGTTTGACCGCTGGCATTTTTCTTCATTTATGGAACGTGAAGCCTTTGCAAAATGGAAAGAGATTTTTGACTTATGACTACAAAACACGAAGAACATTTACAACTAATAGCCGGGGCTTTAGAGCATTTTCTAAAGGAACTATACGGCGAAAAAATAGGGTTTTTCCTATGTGTCTTTAAATTTAACGAAGCTGGGGCCGCCGATTATATATCAAACGGCCAGCGCGAAGATATGATAAAGGCATTAAAGGAAACCGTTGAACGGCTTGAAAAAAATGAAGTGATTCCCGTTACTATAGGCACGGCTTAACTATGATTAAAGTACTACAATTAATAAACTATCAAAGCCATAAACGAACACGCCTAAGACTAAGCCCCGGTATTAATGGGATTATAGGCAAGTCAAACGCCGGGAAGACCGCTATAATAAGGGCTTTAAATCTGCTTAGGTCAAACAGGCCGGGCGGGTTTGCCTACCATTACAACCACGCTAAACGCGCCTTCACGCAAATCTTAGCGAAGGTCGATAACCATACGATTAAATTTCATCGAACTAAGACGGCTACTACTTATCAAATCGACAAAGAAAAACCATACGAAGGCTTCGGGCGGGACGTACCCGACAAGATTGTAGACATTCTAAATTTAGACGACATTAATTTTAGTGAACAACTGGGGCTACCTTTCCTTATAACCGCGTCGCCCGGCGAAGTAGCAAAGACCATTAATAGAATCACTAAGGCCGACGACTTTGAAAAATGTATGTCAATAGCTAATAAGGAAATCAACGCACAAAATGCAAAGCGCAAAACTTTAGTTAAAGACATTTCAGATATTGAGTTAAAACTAAAACGCTTTAAACCATTGGCCGAAGCTAAACAATTTATTGCCCGTGCTAACAGGATTGAAAATATTATTGAATCATTGACCGGCAAACGCGACGGCCTAACCGACCTAATACAATTTATAAAAGATGCAAGGCAAGCGATTAAAGACGAAAGCAAATTGTTAAAGCCTAAACAGCTTATAGACAAAGCAGAAATTTTACAGGAAGAAATTAAAAACGCAAATACTACTCATGCCTTGATTGACCAAATACTAAGCCTTAAAGATCAAATCAAATTAGCCAAAAAAGAAAAACGTTTCTTAATACGGGACTATGTAGCGGAACTTCGCCACGAAAAAAAATGTCCTACGTGTTACCATGAAATCACGTATAAACAATTAGGAGTCATAAGAAGGGAATTAAAATGACTACAGTTAATATTGAAATCAACGACCAAACCGCCGCCGTGCTTCGGGACTTGTTTGACCACATATTTAAAACAGGCGCTAAAATGACTTTGACTATAGATTTTCTTTTGCAAATACAAAAGCGTCTTGATAATTCGGAACAATTAACCCCTATAGTATCAAGTATAAAGGTAGCCGTTCAATGAAATTAGTTTTACTAAGCGACATACACTTGACAAGTAAACGGCCTATAGCCCGGCGTGATAATATAGAACGTACAGGCATTAATAAATTTCACTACGTTTTAAAATGGGCGAACGAAAATGGGGCGGACATTTGCATAGCTGGGGACTTCTTTGACAAGTCGCGCGAATGGAATATTTTATTAAGGATAATAATTTTGCTAAGGACATTTAATAGTCAAAAAGTTTATTGCGTTTACGGTCAACATGATTCCTATTACTATTCTAATATGGTTAACAATGCAACCACGTTAGGGGTTTTGTGGTCAATGGGTTTGGTTGAAATGCTAAACCCGACAAACCCTTGTAGAATAGGGACCGACACGCATCTATACGGAAGTAGTTGGGGCGAAGATTTACCTACAGACATTGACGATAGTAAAACTAATATTCTAATTACTCATAGGCCGGTGGCACAAAAGGAAATTTTCCCCGGTCATAAGTTTATAGGGTCCGGGCGTTTCCTACGAACAAATAAAAAATTCAAGCTGATACTGGTAGGAGATATACATAGACATTTCTATATTGAACGAAAGGGTAGGCATATAGTCAATACCGGCCCTATGCTACGTTTAGAAGCTACCGACTATAATAAAAAGCATAAGCCCTGCTTTTATGTTTACGAAACTGTTACAAATGAAATACATAAAGAGATAATACCCCACGTACCGGGCGACGAAGTACTTGACTTTAGCCATTTACAGACCGCGCAACAAAGCCTTGTAGACGAACAAAAATTAACCGCGTTAGCAAAGGCTATGCAGGGTAGTAGATCACCCGGCGCGAAACGTATAGACATTCCTAAAATGCTTAGTAAGTTAAACGTAACCAAAAGAGTTAAAAAAATTGTAATGGAAATTCACCATGCCGCAAGATATTAAAAGTTTAAAAAGGAAAATTGACGCGATTACTTCTAACATAGCTATTTATAAACATGACCACGATAGGTATGTAGCTAAACTAAATAAGCTATTCGGCATAACTGATTTACAGCAAGCCGAAGCGTTATTAGATGAATTAGAAAATAAAATTTCCAAAGCCCAAAGACGGCAAACCCTATTACTTAGCCGGGCTAACCAACTTTTGAAAGACGTAAAGGTAACTAATGAACAATACCTTGAAGCAAACAAACGATTACTACAAAAGCCTGATAGTTGAAAAAAGATTATTGGAAAATGACGCTAAAAAGAAGGCATTTAGCTTAAGGATTATAGGCCGTAAAATAAATGACTATGGCGAAGCGCGTTCAGTGTTTGCTATTATGGCTAAACAAATACAAATCGAAACTACTGAACACATAGAAAACCTTGTAACTATGGCTATACAAACGGTTTACGAACAACCATTTACTTTCCATTTGTTATTTGAGGAAAAGCGCAATACTATTTCCTGTACGCCTATAATCAAAGACGGCAAAGACGAATACGAACCTAAGCATACTATGGGCGGCGGAGTATTAGATATAATAGGCTTCGCGCTACGTGTAGTACTTTGGTCAATGCAGGAACCACGTAGCCGTAATATATTTGTATTAGATGAACCCTTCCGATATTGCGGTAAGCTAAGTATTAAGGCCGGGCAAATATTAAAACGCCTTAGCGAAAAATTAAAGTTTCAAGTAATACTTGTAACGCATGACGATTCACTTATAGACATTTGCGATAAGGTCTGGATTATTGAACATAGGGGCTTTAGCCGGGTTAGCCTAATAAAAACATTTACCGAACGAATTAAACAAAAAATGAAGAGGTTAAGAAATGCTAATTGACAAAGATACTTTTAACGCGGAACCATTAAAGACAACTATAGTAATTGACATTCAATTAGGCGGCTGGCTTGTAGATAGTCATTGCTGGATTATTGACCCGAATACGGTAGTATTAGGCAAGCCGGAAAAAGCAGTTATGAAATGCGAATGGTGCGGCCTAATGATTCCGCAAAACATAAGCGCCGACCCGAACTTTCCTATATGTGATAAAAACCCTATTGTAGATAAGCTATATAAAAGCACTTACGCGAATGTAGTAAAAACTTGTAAGCGCGAAATTGACCAAAGAATAGAATTATTTGAAAAACAATTTTCAAAAAAAATGGAGGTAAAACAAAATGGGTGAATTAATTAGTATAGGCAATCAACCAAGTTTGCCCCGCGTGGCTTGCCCCCATTGCGGACAACATAACCTTATAGACATTATGGTATTCCGGGAAGACGTTAGCAAACTCATGCAAGATAAATGTAAGCATTGTAATGAAGACATTTTCGTAGCCTTGTTAATACTGGGTCATACCAAAGTCGAATTACTTTTGCAACTGGTTCAAAAGATTATATCTACAATCTCTTCGCCGCATAAAATTATAGGGTAGTCAAAACTATAAACACTTTAAACGGGGTCAAGTAAATGGGCATTAAATCTGAAATAACTTACGAAGAAATGGACGGCGAATGGCGTGTAGTAATTCACGATATGATTTTTCTTTCGTTTCAAACGAAAGAACACGCCGAAATGTTTAAGGCTATAGCATACCCTATTATATACCAGCACGCCGTAGGCGTAGGCATGATAGGCGATTTAGACACAATTCTAAGTAACAATTAAAATGGACCGACCAAATAAATATATACTTGTAGATAAAGTACCAGTAGCAACCGAAGACCTTTTAGCGTGGGCTAAGTGGGTTGAAGACGTAGTAAAACGCCGCGTAGCCCTTGACGTTATAGCAGGGTTTGAAATATCTACGGTTTTCTTAGGGCTTGACTATGCCTATACGGGTCCGCCTATGCTTTTTGAAACAATGGTATTTGAACAATTAGAAAAACCTAAGACGCAAGTTATAGACATTGACGGCAAGATATATACATTCGGACCTTGTGAAAGGGAAAGCTTAGACAACATTGACGGTTATATGACCCGCTATAGTACATGGGACGAAGCCGAACGCGGACACGCGGCAACCGTGGCTTTAGTAAGGCGTAGCTTACTAAAGGTAGTAAACGGGGGTATAGAATGAAGATATTTTTTGAATGGTTAGCCACGGCTACTTTTCCAGTATGGCAAGCGTTATTATTTGCTATAGGCATTTTAGTTTTAATTTTTGGCCGGGCCGTTTACGGGCTGTATAAAAAATATGTAGTCAAAGGAAAAAAGATAAAATAAATGGATACCGAATTAGCTATTGTCATTAGTTGCCTTTGTGGTGCTATCATGGTTTTGATATATCTTTTGACAGGACGAATTGACAAGCTATCCAAAATGGTTAAAAAAAGCTGGCGTGGCTATAGAGAAGTAGCGGAACATTTAGACAATTATAATGATGAATACTTAGGGAATTTTGAAGTTGAAGACCGAATACAAGAAGCTATTGAAACGGAAACAACCGGGGAAACTGAAACGCGCGCGCCTTCGAAACGACAAGCCGGGCCGCTTAGACCGGGGCTTCCGCCCTATTATGCCCCCGGCATATCAATGACTACAAGGCCGCAAGACCTAAACGTCATTCAGCAAACGCACATACAGCTTTTACAAAAACAATTAATAGAACAAAATAATTTAAGGCCGCAACCGATAACGCTTGTAATGACCGATAAGGAAGGCAATCAAAGTATAGTAAAAGAATTTCCTGTAAATGACAAAAAGGAACCAAAGCAATTTAAAAACAAAAAGCGAAGATTAGATATATGATTTTCAAATTTGTAAAGCTACAGGGTAAGCGGGTTTGTAGCGTATGCTATGACCGCACAAAAAAACCCGAATGGCGCAAAGACATTGTAGGGCTTATTATGGGCAACCGCGAAGCTGGCATACCGCCCGGCTTGTCGTCCTGTTTTTGCCCTAAGCATTTAAAGGAATTAAGGGCTATGCCTGTAAAAAAATTACGGGTAGTCAAACCCAAAAAGCGAAAACTGAAAAGGCGGAAAAAATGAAGCAAGTACAAATCAATGCAATCGCATTAGCAAGGCAAATAATTAAAGAAGCATTTGAACAAGACGACGATTTTCTTAGGTCGTATGTAGACAACGTGGCTATGTTACTTTATGACGAAGCACAAGGCGCGCCATTCAAAGTAAAAGAAGTACGCGACCAAATAGCTAAGTCAATACTAAAAAAGATATTTTGGAGTTAGACAAATGGCTAAAGGAAGCGAATTTGAAAGGGAATTATCTAAAGCTTTTTCATTGTGGTTCACTAATGGTAAACGCGACGATATATTTTATCGAACGGCGGCA